CGTTGGTAGTGCGGGTGCTGCCATTGCTATCCAGCCTCGTACTGGTGCCGCAACTGACTCAACACCTGCTGCTGGTGACACACATCCACTGACTCTGATTGCACGTATGGCTCGTCTTCTTGACCAGCAAAACGTGGACTCACAGGGTCGCTGGCTCGTGCTTGACCCAGTATTCATGGAAGTACTGAAGGACGAAGATTCTCGTCTGTTCAATGCTGACTTTGGTGGTTCCGGCCTCCAGAACGGTCAGATTGGTACTCAAATCCATGGGTTCCAAGTATATCAGTCCAACAATCTGCCTTCAGTAGGTACTGGTCCATCCTTCGCGGGTGCGAACAGCACAACCAACTTTGGTGTAATTGTTGCTGGTCACACTTCTGCTGTTGCTACTGCAGAGCAAATTAACAAAACCGAAACCTACCGTGACCCTGACAGCTTTGCTGACATTGTTCGTGGTATGCACCTTTACGGACGCAAGATTCTTCGCCCAGAAGCACTTGTGAACGCAAAGTATCACTTGGCATAGGGGAGATTAAGATATGGCTAACATTACCGCACTTCTTCATCCCGAATCGGGTAATTCACAGCGTGGACGCAATCCATACTACGTTTATGTAACAATTGACCTGACCACAAATAGCATTGCTCCTGGCGATACTATTCAGGCAATTACCGTACCTGCCAATACTCTGGTTCTAGCTGCTGGTTTTCAGGTTGTAGAATCTGCAACTATGAATACTGGTACAGATGCTACGGCTGCTCTTGGCTTCACTGGTGGTGATGCTGATGAGTTTGCTGCTGCACTAGACATTGATGGTGCGTCTGATGGTGCGTATGCTCCACAGGTTTCCATTGACGGTCTTGCTCCATCCACCTCGTCCGACACAATTGATTTTGTGCTGGCTGGCAGTGGTGCTTCATTTACGGCTGGTAAGCTACGTGCTTATGCCGTGATGATGGACATCAGTGACCAAGGTGACATGGCTGCTGACGAAGTAGACCGCGACACACTTGCATAAACAAGTGAGAGGGCTGGGCAACTGGCCCTCTCCATCTTTAGGATTTTAAAATGGCATATAACTATCTTGATATTACTAATGAAGTGCTGGCGAGATTTAATGAAATTTCGCTTTCGTCTTCTAATTTTAGTGCTTCTAGAGGTTTTCAAACACAATGTAAAAACGCTGTAAATGATGCCATTAATTATATTTTTCAACGAGAGTTTAGCTGGTCATTTAGTCACGTAGAACAAACTGAAACTCTTGTAGCAAATACTACACGTTATAGTATTGCTTCTAACATATATCATGTAGACTATGAAACTTTTAGAATTGAAAAAAATGAATCTCTAGGTGTTGCGGGTGTAACACTAAAGGAATTAGATTACAAAGAATATGTAGATAAATATATTGACCAAGAAAGCACAGCAGATGTAGGTGGTGTACCCATCTATGTATTTCGCACACCCGATAATAACTATGGTCTGTTTCCTTATCCCGATAAAGCATATACTCTAAAGTACGATGCTTATACCAAGCCAACACAACTTAGTGCAGCTACAGATGTACCAACAATTCCTGAACAGTTTCGTCAGGTAATCGTGGACGGTGCAACTGCCTATGGTTATCAATATCGTGGTGAAGCACAGCAGTATGGCATAAATTTTGCCCGGTTTGAAGAGGGTATTAAACATATGCAAAGTCTGTTTATTAACCGTAATTTTAGCTATCTTAGGTCAACTTACATTCCACGTTCACAACGCTATGGTACATCAATTTTTCCATCGGGACTTTAACATATGGCTGACGAATCTAGACTTAGCCCATTTTACTTTGCATGTGAAGGTGGTCTTATCCTAAACCGTTCTACGTTTGCTATGCAACCCGGCATGGCACTTGAACTAGAAAACTTTGAGCCTGACGTTGGCGGTGGGTATAGACGGATTAATGGTTTTGAAAAATGGAATAGTAATGTTGTTCCGCAGACAGCTTCATCAAGTGAACCCGTCTTGATGTCAGCTTTCTTTGAGGGTAACAACAAAGTTATTGCAGCTAGAGGCGAGAAAGTATTTGAGGCGGGGACAACAGGTAGCTGGACACAAATTGATACAGGACGGTCAAACGCAAACAAATATACTTTCTTTAGGTATAATCTTTCTGGCACTGACCACATTGTTTGGGCTGATGGTGCTAATCATGCTACAAAATACGATGGAACAACAGTAACAGACTTAAATGCAACAGGCGCACCAGCTAATCCAAAGTTTGTTGTAGGCTTTAAAGATGCCCTGTTTTTTGCAGGTCACAGTGCAAACCCAGAAGAGTTAGTATTTACTGCACCATTTACTGATAATGATTTTAGTACAGCTAATGGCGCGGGAGCAATACGTGTAGACAGTACTATTACAGCACTGTTTCCGTTTCGTAACGAACTTATTATCTTTGGTGAAAATAGAATATACAGACTGACGGGCAATACCATTGCAGATTTTGTAATGCAACCCATTACACGGGACATTGGATGTCTCAATGGTTTTACTGTTCAGGAACTTGGTGGTGATATTATATTTCTTGGGCGTGACGGTCTTAGAACTGTAGCTGGTACTGAACGTATCAATGACGTTGAACTTGGTACAATTAGTAAGCCTATTCAAGAACGCTTTAATGGCGTGACGGACATAGACCAATTTGATAGTCTAGTAATACCAGATAAAACGCAGTATCGTCTATTTCAAGTTAATACTTCAGCAAATACAGAATCACAAACAAAGGGTATTATTGCTGTAAAACGTGAGCAAGGTTACGAGTTTTCTGAAACTCTTGGAATACAACCATCTTGCACTGACTCAAATAGCGTTCAGGGTACTACTTATGTTTTGCATGGCGGCTTTGACGGATTTATTTATAGACAGGAAAAAACAAATAAGTTTGACGGAACAAATATTGTTGGGCGGTATCGTTCAACAGATATTACAGCAGGAGATGCTGGTATCCGTAAAAATTTTCAACGTGTAATTATTAACTATTCTCCAACTGGAATTGTAAACTCTGATTTGTTTTTACGATATGACTATGAAGATGCTACAACATCACAGCCAGATGCTTACCCATTTGACAGTTCTAAAATTGTAGCTATATATGGTTTGGGTGCGTATGGAACAGTTACATACGGTGGTCAATCAAACCCACTTGTTAGACAACCAGTAGAGGGTAGTGGATTCGCAATTGCACTCCGTGTTGTAGATAATGGAGAATCATCTCCATATTCACTAAAAGGATTTCAGCTAGAATTTAACGCAGGAGCAAGAAGGTAATGGCAGGATATATCAGACAATCATCGTACACTGACGGTGATGTTATTACCGCAGCACATAGTAATGATGAATTTAATCAGGTACTGGCTGCTTTTAGTAACACTGCTGGACACAAGCATGACGGTACTGCTGCTGAAGGCCCAGTTATTGGATTGATTGGTGACCCCGGTGTTACCACCCCAATTAACAAAGTTGTAGTCGATGACACTAACAATCGGGTTGGTGTTTTTGTAGATGTATCTGGTAGCACGACTGAACAGATACGCTTTCAGGATGGCTTAATTGTACCTGTAACGGATAATGACATTGACTTGGGTACAAGTAGCCTTGAGTTTAAAGACCTGTTTCTTGATGGTACTGCAACCATTGACACACTGCTGGTAGATGAAAGTGCTACTATTACTGCCAACCTAACTGTAAATGGCAATACCACACTTGGTAATGCAGCTAGTGACACAGTGACCATTACGGCTGACGTTGCGTCTAGTATCATTCCTTCTGCCGACAATACACATGACTTAGGTGCTTCTGGTTCAGAATGGAAGGACTTGTACATTGATGGTGTTGCATATGTAGATGGCATTGCGATGCCAAGTACAACTGTAACAGACATTCTTGATGAAGACAATATGGCATCTAACAGTGCTACTGCGCTGGTTACACAACAGTCTATCAAAGCATATGTAGACGCACAACTTACTGCACAAGACCTAGACTTTTCTGCAGATTCAGGTGGAGCATTATCCATTGACCTTGATAGTGAGAGTCTTACGTTTACAGGTGGTACAGGCATTGATACGAGTGGTTCTGGTAATGCCGTTACTTTTGCCATTGATAGCACAGTAGCTACACTAGCAGGTTCTCAAACACTTACTAACAAAACAATTGATGTAGATAATAATACTGTTTCTAACATTGAAGTAGATAATCTTAAATCGGGTGTACTTGATACAGACTTGTCTAGTGTTGCTGGAACAGATACTACCCTTGCTTCTGCAAAAGCTATCAAGACCTACGTAGATGCTCAAATAACTGCACAAGATTTAGATTTTCAAGCTGATAGTGGTGGTGCGCTTAATATTGACCTTGACAGTGAAACACTGACATTCACTGGTGGCACAGGTATTGATACGAGTGGTTCTGGTAACGCTGTTACTTTTGCTATTGACTCTACTGTTGCTACCTTAACTGGTTCTCAAACATTAACAAACAAGACTCTTAATATTGATAATAACACATTGTCAAATGTAGAGGTAGATAATTTTAAAGCGTCTGCAATTGTTACTGAAAGCGAAGGTATTGGCTCAAACGATAATGATACTACACTGCCCACCTCTGCCGCAGTTAAAGATTATGTAGATACACAGATTACGGCTGAAGACCTTGATGTTACTACAGACAGTGGCACAATTGCTATTGACCTTGACAGTGAAACACTTACTGTTGCTGGTGGCACTGGTATCAACTCTAGTGCAACAAGTAATACTGTTACTCTTGCTATTGACAATACAGTTACTACACTAGCTGGAACGCAAACTTTAACTAACAAAACTTTGACAAGTCCAACGATTAATGGTGGGTCATTGTCAAGTGCTGTAACAGGTGCTACACAAGCTGCTGGCACAAACAATACAACTATTGCTACAACTGCGTTTGCAGCTACTGTAGCATCTAATGAAGCTGTAGCATTAGCTATTGCACTTGGGTAATTAGTTCTTGACAATTAATTATAAATCTGATATAATTAAGTAGGAAATGGAGTAGTAAATGGCAAACGCATTTAAACTCGTCACTGACACTGGTGTAGGCACATCTGCTGCTACTGTACACACCGGGGCATCAGCAACTGAAACCACTATTATTGGCCTCACTGTTGCCAACATCGTGTCCTCACAGATTGAGGTAGATGTGCAGGTTGAGAACAATGACGGCGACAACGTGTATCTTATTAAGGCTGCACCTATTCCTGTAGGTAGTAGCCTTGTTGTCGTTGGGGGTGAGCAGAAGGTTGTGATGAACGCAAGTGACGTATTGAAAGTAACGAGCAACACGGCATCATCTGCTGACGTGGCTCTGTCAATCTTGGAGATTACCTGATGGGTTATATTGGTGCTGGCATCACACGGTTTAACACCGCTGACGAACTGACTGTCACTGGCGATGCTCAGATTGACACCACTACGCTTGTCGTAGATTCGACTAACAATCGGGTGGGCATCGGCACTGCGTCCCCAGCAGCTAACAGAGCATTGCACGTTTCTAGCACAGCGCAAAAACACGCTAGATTTGAGAGAACTGGGGCCGCAACAAGTCACATTGAGTTTCAAGACAGCACGACAACTAACCAACCTAGTTTGGGCGGTGTAGGTGATAACCTTACATTTCATACAGCCTTTACAGAACGTATGCGCATCAACAGTTCTGGCGGCGTGGGCATTGGGACGAGTTCGCCTGCAACTGCTCTTGATTTGGCTGGTGAGATTAATTTTAGTGGCCTTACTTCCTCATTCCCTTCTCCTTCACAACCTAGATTGTATCGTTCTGGAAGCAGTGCAGGGTCATACCCATTTAACAACTTTGGGCATTTGGTGATTCAAGCTAGAGGTGATGGCTCTAATCGTGATATTGTTTTTGCTACAGGCACAGCAGGGGCAAATAAGACAGTCATCACATCGGCTGGCAACGTTGGCATCGGGACGGTTTCGCCAACCCATAATCTTGATGTTTTCAACTCTGCATCATCTGGTGCGCCTCTGCTTGCACAATTTAAGTCTGCTGGCGGGGATACGCAACTTTATGTTGATAACAGCACAATCACTACACAGTTAACAGCAGATGCCTCAAACACTGCTGGCATTGTTGGAACAAAAACAAATCATCCTTTTGTGTTTAGAACTAACAACGCAGAACGTGTGCGGATTGATACGTCAGGGAATCTGCTGGTGGGGACAACAAGTCTAAATATTGCTAATAACGGCTCAAACACAGGTTTTGTAGTTAATTCAAATGGTGCGTTAGAAGTTGGTTCATCCTCAACTGTTTTAACACTTAACCGTCAAAGCACAAACGGTGATGTTGCTCGCTTTCAAAGAGGCGGCACTACAGTTGGTAGTATCTCAGTCACTGGTTCAGCCACAACCTACAACACCACATCAGACATTCGCCTGAAGACTGGTATTGAGCCTATTGACCACGCCACAGATATGCTGATGGCTATAAACCCTGTATTGCACAGGTGGAAGGCAGACCCTGACGCTGATGCGGTGGTTGGTTTTATCGCACAGGAAATGGAAGAGATTGTGCCAGAGGCTGTGAGCAAGGGCGACAGTGAGGATGATATGTGGTCAATGGACTACGGACGCATCACGCCTGTACTGGTAGCGGCATTGCAGGATGCACATAAGAAGATTGAAGAACTAGCAGCAGAGGTTGCTAAATTAAAAGCCAACTAACAGGAGTAAACAATGGCTACATACACTTGGACTTTTCCAACACTAGAAGTGAATAACAACGAACAGAACGGCTTTACTGACGTAATCAGTCAGGTGCATTGGCGTGTCACGGCAGTTCACGATACCGCCACAAATGCTGATGGCCAGCCACTCAGCGTCAGTGCATACGGCTCTGCTGGTTTGACCCTGCCGCCGGAAGGGTATGAAGGTTTCATTGCTTTTGATAGCGTAACTCAAGACAATGTGAAGGCGTGGGTGCTGGATAACATCGGCAAAACAGAAGCTGAGATGCAAGCAATGCTTGATGCTCAGATGGATGCGCTGATTGCCCCAGCCCTTCGTAACGCAGTCCCATCGGGTTGGTAGGGATAATTTGTAATGGCATATTTGGGTAAAACACCATCTCAAGCTGTACGTAATCGTTTTTACTTTACTGCTTCTGGCGGTGAAACTTCGCTTGCGCCAGCGCAGGTTACTGGCCTGTCGTTTACGGACGCGAACTACGTAGACGTGAGCCTGAATGGCGTTGCCCTTGTAAGCGGTACAGACTACACAGCCACACCATCCACAAATACAATTAGTGGTTTGTCTGCCCTGACTGCATCAGATGTGGTCGAGATTGTTGTCTATGATGTGTTTAGCGTATTTGGTGGCAATGTCAAGGGTGACTTTACAATTAGTAACGGCACTCTGGCGGCAGAGGCTGTGACGGTCACTGGCCTGACAACTACTGGCAACATCAACTTCGGCGACAACGACAAGGCGCAGTTTGGTGCTGGCAATGACTTGCAGATTTATCACGATGCTGGTCACAGCCGAATTGTTGATGCTGGCACTGGCAACTTGCGTATTCAGGCAGACAATTTGCGCCTTCAAAGCGCAGACGGCGTTAACAATTATATTACTGCTGACAACGGCGGTGCGGCAACTCTATATCATAATGCCCTTGCTAAACTCGCCACCACCGCCACAGGCGTTGATGTCACTGGCACTGTGACTATGGATGGCGGTAGCACATCTGCTGACTTCTCATTTGGAGACAATGATAAAGCTTTGTTTGGTGCTGGCAATGATTTGCAAGTTTACCACGATGGTACTAACTCATTCATCCTTGAGAATGGCACAGGCAACCTAATTGTTAAAGGCAACGCTGGCATTTACTTGCGCGGCACTAACGATGAGAATATGGGTGTCTTTTTGCAAGATGGTGCATCAACTCTTTATCACAACAACGCCGTCAAACTCGCCACCACCAGCACAGGTAGCGCAACTGGCACAACATCAGATTCATTTACTGACCAAAAAATAATTTCATCGACTAGCGGGGTTGGTGAGTTAAGGTTTTCCGACACTACAGTAAATGCTGGCTTTGTAAAATACGAACATAGCGGCAACAATATGATTTTTGCTACTAACACAACAGAACGCATGCGCATCGACAGCAGTGGCAGAGTGGGCATTGGGACGAGTTCGCCTACATATAAATTTCAAGTCGCCGCAGGAACTGACAGCTTAGTTACTTATTCGGCCTCTGCTCTCGACAGCAACATTTTCTTTGACACACAAAATACAAGCACTGGAGCAAGTGCCGCTGTTGTGCAAAGGCTTATTACCTCAGATGTAGCGGGTACAGGAAGCATCAG